CAGAAGTGGTTCGTTCAACCGAATCGTTCTCCGACGTTATTCGTGGACTTCACGTTTTTGGGCAAAAAGTATTGCGCCAAGAAGCGATTGTTCGCGGCGTTGTAGACTTTGCATAAGGGAGGCTGACTAATGGCTACTATTGATAGAACTCCTAACGGTGGAACTGTTGGACATCCAGCAAACGTTGCTGTTCCTTACGTGATGACTTCCCAAGTCCATGACACCGCTGATGGTGGTACAGGGGGCGACGTTGTTCAGTTGATTGACGTTCCTGCTGATACCATGATTGTTGCTGGTGCTCTGGAAGTTTTGGAAGCACGTGGTAACGGACAGATCACTTTGGACGTTGGTTTCACTGGCGGTGATGTAGACTGTTTTGTTGACGGTTCTGCTTGCGCTGCTGGTTTCACACCATTCTTAGAAGCTGCAGTAGGTGCGTCTGGCTCTAATGCCCGTATCCTGACTTCTGCAGACACTATTGACGCTCTCATTCTTGATGGCGGCTCTAGCGGTGAATCTGCATTGCGTTTCCGCATTCACGTGGTTCTTGCGGATATTTCCAAGAACCCTGTAGAATCTGCTACAGTTTCTACTGGAACATAATATTATTGGGGGCAGGGCAGAATTTTGTTTTGCCCCCTTTACAACCCGGCGAAAATATGATATAAGCACTTTACACAGCCGGGAGATATACCATGTTATTACAGTTATTACCTGAACAAGAAGTAGACTACTGCATAGAAAACTGGGGTGCCAAAGAAGATGGCGCAAAGACACAGCCCAGATCAGACAGCGAAGAATTAAAAAAGAATACAGAGTCGCCTGACATGACACCCGAAGTAAGGCAACTCGTATCAACAAGAATATACAACAACCCTTACATAGACTCAGTAGTTTGTCCAAATAAAGTATCGGTAAACTTTTACAATGAGTATGAAGAGGGTGGCTTCTACAAAAAGCATATAGATACGTTTCGTGCAGCACCTAGAAGCAACAATGTTTACTTTGACTATGGGTTTTCATTAGGTCTTAGTGACGATTACGAGGGCGGGGAGTTTGTTCTAAACAACGATGTAGGTGAAATAAGCTACACAATCGGAAAAGGACAATTGCTCATATTCCCAATCATATACCCTCACGGTGTAAAGCCCATAACAAAAGGTTCGCGTAAAGCAATTATAGGTTGGATGTCAAGCAACGTTTCTTATGAACAAAGCTACATACTGAAAAACTTGTTTGAAATAAACGCAAGCTTTTTGAAAGAAGAAAATCCGATGGCTCTCAAGTCAACGTTGGTACAGAATTATTTAGCTAAACACTGGGGTAAGTAATGGCACCTAGAAAAAAAGCTACACCAAAAAAGAAAAGCTCTGGAAGCCCAAAGCCAAAAAACCCTGCACTATACGCACGAGTAAAGGCAGAGGCCAAACGTAAGTTTGATGTGTACCCAAGCGCATATGCAAATGCTTGGCTGGTTAGAACCTACAAGAAGCGTGGCGGGACGTATGCCTGATGGCTAAACCAAAAGGCGGCTTAACGAAATGGTTCAAGGAAGACTGGCGGGACGTAAAGACTGGCAAGAAGTGCGGTCGCTCTGGTAAAGATAAAAAGAAACGTCCCTACCCAGCTTGTAGACCTGCTAAAGTTGCCAAGCGCATAAGTAAAAAAGAAGCAGCCAAGAAGACGGGACCACGAGCAGTAAAATGGTCCGTTACTGCTTCGGGTAGAAAACGAACTACAAAGAGAAGAAAGAAAGCCTGATGAATAAATCTGTACCACCACCAAAAGGATTTCACTGGATGAGAGCAGGTAAAGGCTACAAACTTATGAAGGGTGACTACAAGCCTCATAAGGGAGCAGTTAGAAACGCATCCTTTGAGGTTCAAAAAGTTCACACACCAGCCCAGAAGAAGAAGTAATGGCACGTAAAGCTGGTAAAATGCCAGCCCGTAACAAGAAGAACTTTCGTTCTACCAAGTCTGGTGCGGGAATGACTAAGGCTGGCGTTGCTGCTTATCGAAGAAAGAATCCCGGCAGCAAATTAAAGACTGCTGTAACAGGCAAAGTAAAGCCGGGAAGCAAAGCAGCTAAACGACGCAAATCATTTTGTGCACGTTCTGCTGGGCAAATGAAGAAGTTCCCAAAAGCAGCGAAGAATCCTAACAGCCGCTTGCGTCAAGCAAGGAGACGATGGAAATGCTAAACCTACTTGTTGGCCCAATAGCAGACCTAGCTGGGACTTGGTTAAACGGTAAGGTCGAAGAGAAGAAAGCCCAAGCAAAGACACGGGTAGCCAAAGCAGAAGCAGAGGCTGTCGTTATGCAAAAGAAAGCTACGGGTGAAATAGACTGGGACTTGAAGATGGCTGATGCTTCAGCGTCCAGTTGGAAAGACGAGTGGCTTGTAATACTGTTCAGCATACCTTTAATCTTAGCCTTCATTCCGGGAATGGAAGATATTGTATCTCGTGGATTTCAACAATTGGAGCAAATGCCTCAATGGTACCAGTACAGCTTGGGCACGATTGTTGCTGCAAGCTTTGGAACACGAGCGGCAACAAAATTTTTCGGAAAGAAATAGGGAGAAAATTAATGAGACGAACAAATGTTTCCAGACAAAAAGCGATGGCTAGCACACGACGCAAATCAAGAGCAATTGCTGGTCGTCCATCAATAGGTACGCCAAATCCACGTCCAAAACCAAGAACTGGGGGTGGCATGAAACTACCTACAAAAAGAAAAGTTCGTCCACCTAGACCACAAGACACTGGTGGTGGTATGAGGCCACGTAGAAGACCAGACCCACGTAGAGCAAGGGCAATAGCACAACAACGTAACACTCGGCGCGGTCGCAGATAAATGCGTCAATGGCTAAAAGCAGTCATTGAATACAACGCGATTGCTCGTCTTACGATGGTTGCAAGCATAGCAATGTCTTGGCGATGTGCTGAATGGTTTATGAATATTCCTGACCCTACCATGCAACAAAGTGCGTTTGTTTCAGTTATCATGGGTGTGATGACTGGTATATTCGGTATCTGGATGGGTCAGGAAAACAGGAGCAAAAAGAGCGACTAATGACAGCTATAATTTGGGCACTAGTATTAACAGCGTGTACTCCTAGCGGAGAATGCTACAACCAAACAATTCAATGGTTTGATGGTGAGCCAGAGTGTTTGGAAATAAAAGCAATACACGAAAGTATACCCTCTGATGCTTCTTGGAAAACTGTTGACTATACTTGCAAGATAATAGGAGCCGTTGGTATATGACTGAGGAAAGAGGCAAAGCAGGATTTCGTGTAAGGGCTAATACACGAGGTTCTAGCAAGAACATAAATACTGGAGATTCTTATGTTCCTAAAGTTAAAGTAAAAACAAAAGGTAGAACAGCAGAGGGTGAAGGAACTATTGACTTGGGAAGAATTAGTTTAACTGGGGGGGGTGTCTACGATGAAAGCAATACCTCTGTATCCTTTCCCGGAAACAAAGTCGGCCTTAGTGATGAAATGAATAATTTTATATACAAGAAATTATCTGCAGGTTTAGGATACAAATTACCTAACGATTTAAAAATAAGTGGGTTTGTTGATCGTGAAAAAATGACAGGACAAAAAGGTAAAAACGCTAAGACTGTTCAATTATCTGGTAATCTTAAAGGAAGCAATTTTGTAGGCTCTTTGACAAGGCTATCAGACGGGGAGACAGTAGGCAGATTTAATTTACGAATACCCTTTGCTTTTGGGGGTAAAATAAAACCTCGTGGTAGGAAGGCAACATATTAATGAAATACAACTCGTCTCACTTCTTAGATAAACTAATCGAACATGAAGGCATGGTTCTTACTGTGTACAAAGATAGTTTGGGCATTGAGACTATAGGTATTGGTCGAAATCTAAAAGATCGTGGTATTAGCAAAGAAGAACTAGATCACCTTGACATACCCAGTATGGATACTGTATATGAACATGGTATTACAGAAGCTGATGCTCGTTACCTTGCCATGAATGACATGGCTATAGTCGAACGGGAGTTGGTCGCTGTTCACAAATGTGTTGAAGACCTAGATGCAGTTAGGCAGTTGATCCTTATGGATATGGCCTTTAATATGGGAGTGCCCCGTTTGTGCAAATTTAAGAACATGTGGTCTGCAATACATGAACAGAAATTTGATATCGCAAGTTTGGAGATGATGGATTCGCGTTGGGCACGGCAGGTAGGGCGACGAGCACGTATACTTTCAGACGCTATGAAGTCAGGAGAATTTTAAATGGCAACCATGTACAGTTCAGGATTAAGTCAGGTTAGTACAAAGCGAGAAAAGAAACCAGAACCTATAAAAGAAATAGCCAAACCTTTTCCGTCAAGTGCTCCTACCCGTATGCACAAAAAATATTACGAAAATAACATAGATAATATTAGGGACATATACAAAGAGCAGGGTATTGAAATACCTAATTACTTCAGCAGTGCATCTGATTATGCAGACTATCGCCGATCTCAAAAAATGTACGGCGGCAAAGTTCAACCACGCGGTGCCATGCGTACTACGGAAACAAGATGAAAGTAGCTATGTTCTGCATCATCCTTACTGCTGAACCATCAGTATGGGAGATGGATGCCAAAGTTGTTTCAATGCACGATGCCATGTCAGCCTGTCACATGGCTCTAACTGAGCACGGTTTTGAAAAACCAAATGATAAATGCTTTTGTGTAGTAGCTGATGCCAACGAGAGTCAATGAAAACACGGAAGTTGCGTTACCATTACGTAACATAATAAGCATGGTAGCTGCAGCGTCTGTGGCAACATGGGCGTACTTTGGTATTATCGAACGCTTGAATCAGATAGAAACTAACATCACCATGATGGAGTCTGATTTAGCACAGAATACAGAGTTCCGTATAAAGTGGCCTCGTGGCGACATGGGTAGCTTGCCAGCCGACAGTGAGCAATATATGCTAATAGAGCATCTTGCGGGTGAATTAGAAAAATTGCAAACCGATATAGAAAGTGGCAAAGCTCCCTACGACCAACAACAAAAACTAACGCTAGAGTTTTACGAGAAGCGTATTACGAACCTAGAAGAGAATATAGAAAAACTGAGAAACGGCGATGGTTGAACTTACCTTTGTATTGTTGTTAGTAATGGGTGGGGAAAAAGTAGAGTATACACCATACCAGTCTTTATCCGAATGCCTGTCAGTGCGGCGTAAAATAAAACGTAATGTAGGCCCAACCAACAACTTTGACCAAAAGTGGTCATGCAAAGAACTAAAAGTAAAAGTAAAAGATGGTGAGATATTGGAGATCGTAGAGTAACCTATGCCCCCACGTAACCATAGAGACTGGATAAAGAAACCTAAAGTAGAGCACATAAACTCTCTTATATATTCTGATCGTAGTTTATATGAACAAGAACAAGAAAACATATTTTCTAAAGTATGGGTTCCTATGTGTCACATCAGTGAGATGCGAAACAAGGGTGATTATAGGACTACACGAATTGCAGACAAAAGAGTTATTGCAATTAACATAGACGGTAAGAATGTTCAGGCTTATTATAATACTAACGATATTGACCATCGTAAACCTGCTGGAAATATTACCTATGATTTTGCTACCGTAGAAAAACCTCTGCATAGTGAGGTCAAGCATGGTGGCATGGTCTGGGTTACATTAGACCCCAATCCAACTCAAAGCGTAGACGAATGGACAGCAGGTGCGTTTGATTGCATAGCTGATGCAATAGATGCAGAAGAAATGGAAGTGTTTCACTACCATAAGGCCGTAATAAATACAAACTACAAACTGTGGCACGATACTAACAGCGAGTTCTACCACGATTTCATGCACTACTTCAATCGGGTGTCAGGGTTCAATGATGAGTATTTTGCTAGAAAGAACATACCATTTGATAATGGACATGTTAATGTCAGCAGCTT